TTGAAGATTACTGGTTGCCTCGCCGTGAAGGTGGTAAGTCAACTGAAATTACTACACTTCCTGGCGGGCAAAACCTTGGTGAACTCGATGATGTTATGTACTTCCGCAAGAAGTTATATGAATCATTGAATGTACCAGTATCAAGATTGGAAACTGAAACGCAGTTTAATCTTGGTCGCTCATCAGAAATTACTCGTGACGAACTGAAGTTCTCACGTTTTATTAATCGTCTTCGTAATCGTTTCACTGAACTGTTTAATACTTTGCTTGAGCGTCAGTTGTTGCTCAAGGGTATTATTACAAAGAAAGAGTGGAAAGAAATTAAAGGCGATATCTATTATGACTTCCTTGAAGACAATCATTTTGCTGAACTGAAGAATAATGAAATCCTACAGGGCAGATTGCAATTGCTCGGAGATGTTGATCAGTACGCTGGAAAATATTTCTCCGTCGAATGGATCCGCAAGAATGTGTTGATGCAGACGGAGGAAGATATTGATGAAATCGACGAGCAAATACAAACCGAAGCCGAGTTGGCTCAGGAAATGGGCGGAATGGAAGATGACTCGGGGATGGACTCCAATATGGAAGAACAATAAGTTTTATAAATAGAGATGAAAAAATTAATTGGAGACTATTATGTCTGATTATACCGCAAAAGATGCAGTAGAACTTGCTTTCAACGGTAATGTTTCTGAGTTTCGCAGTGTTGTGAACGATCTCCTGTTGGACAAGGTTTATGACGCAGTACAAATGAAGAAGTACGATGTAGCTGCAAACTATATGAACGGCGTTGAAGCTGAAGTAACTGAGGAAGAATAAAATGTCTATCAAAAGTTTCAAAGAATTCGTTGTCGAAGGTACAGGTGCAGCAGCTGATGAGCTGGTTGCCAAAAAAGACGACGATAAAGAAGCAACAGATTACAAGCCACGCTCTAAGGGCGAGGAAGATTTCAAGAATGCTCATAAGGTAGAAAAGACCAAGCATCCTGTTGCTGGCGACCATCAGTTTAATGGCGACCGCAAAGAAGTCAAGAAGTAAGGAATAAGAAATGGCACTGAAACCACTAGCAAATTCTGTATCTCTTGCCGCAGCAAATAACTGCTATCTTGCGACTGCGGTTTATGTTCTTACTACAAATAATGCCGTAACGGTTACAGTTGCAAATACTGCAGAAGATTCAGGTAATGCTCAACACGGTTCATATGCTGGCGGTTCTGTTGTAATCAAGTTGCCAGCAAACTCTGGCACCGTTATTCGTAAGCGTCCATATGATACGCTGACAGGTGCTGGTTTATATGGCACTAAGGTTGCTGAGGGAGACATCTAATGAAACTCATTACTGAAGTTTTGGAAGATATCAATTATCTGACCGAAGCCAAAGAATCAGGCAAGAAGAATTACTTTATCGAAGGTATCTTCATGCAGGGCAACATTCCTAATCGCAACAAGCGTATGTATTCTACAGAAACGCTCGATAAAGAAGTTGCTCGTTACAACAAAGATTACATTCAGAAGAACCGTGCTTACGGCGAGCTTGGTCACCCACAAGGTCCGACCATTAATCTTGAGCGTGTATCGCATATGATTACTAAACTAGATCGTGATGGTGATAACTATATCGGTCGTGCTAAGATTATGACCGAAACTCCATACGGTGCGATTGTTAAGTCGCTGATGGATGAAGGCGCACAACTTGGTGTATCTTCACGTGGTATGGGTTCATTAAAGATGGGTCGTAACGGTATCGCTGAAGTACAGAACGATTTTTACTTGGCGACCGCTGCCGATATCGTAGCTGATCCTTCTGCTCCTAATGCTTTTGTACAAGGTGTTATGGAAGGTGCTGAGTGGATTTTTAATGAATCAACTGGCACATGGAAGCAAATTGAAGTTGCTGACCAATTGCGTTCGCAAATCAAAACAATGAGTGCTGCTGAAGTAGAGGCAAAGAAGTTTGCTATGTTCGAGCAGTTCCTGAACTCTTTGACAAAGTAAAAAATTTATTTTTATAAATAAATTACAAATGAGATAACTTAATAGGAGCAATCCAAATGTCTGATAAAGAACTACTCGAAAACGAAGTGGATCAGATGGACGAAGCTAAAGCATCTTTCGGTGTTGACGCTGAAACCGCTGAACCAACGGCAAAGGAAAATACTCCTCCTGGTGCTGCACCAAAGGATGAAGATAAGAACAAGAACCCAGAGCAGGGTTCATCTGTTAAGCCAACTAAGGTAAAGGCTGTACAGAAGATTGCTGATGTTGTTAAGGGCATGAGCAATGAAGAGTTCTCACGTGTTTACGAACACCTGATGGCTGCTCTGGAAGGTAAGGAAGTTGTTGCTGAAGAATCTGAAGAAGAAACTTCTGCAATCGCTGTTCGTGAAATTCGTCACATCGAAGCAGGCGACATTAATGTTGCTGAAGATGTTGCCGCAATGTTCAACGGTGAAGAACTTTCTGAAGAATTTGTTTCTAAGGCAACCACTATTTTTGAAGCTGCCGTTGTATCTAAGGTCAACGAATTGCTCGAAACTGTAACTGTTGATCTTGAAGGCGAAATGGAAGCTGCTAAGGAAGAAATCGCTGAGCAGTTTGCTGAGAAGCTGGACAACTATCTCGGTTATGTTGCCGAAGAATGGATGAAGGAAAACGAACTGGCTGTAGAGCAGGGTATTCGTGCAGAAATCGCAGAGAACTTTATGGCTGGTCTGCGTAATCTGTTCAACGAAAACTACATCGACATTCCAGAAGAAAAGGTTGACCTCGTTGACGAACTCGCTGCTAAGGTTGAAGAACTTGAAGCATCCATCAACGAAGAAATTGAAAAGAATATTGACCTCAAGAAGGAATTGACCGAAGCCAAAGCGTCTATCGTATTGGCTAATGTTTCTGAAGGTCTGACAGAATCTCAGGCTGTTAAGCTGGCATCTTTAGCTGAAGGTGTTGAGTTTGATACTGAGCAGTCTTATGCTGAAAAGCTCGAGACTATCAAGGAGAATTACTTCGGTGGCGAAGCAACTCTCACTGAAGAAACTAACTTTGATGATGAACCTCTTGAGATCGAAGAGGATGCTGCAAATGTCGATCCAGGAATGGCTGCGTATATGAATGCCATCTCGAAGAGCATCAAAAAGTAATTTTTATAAATAATTAACAATTAGGCAAATAATACTCGAAGGAGACCTAAAATGTATCAAACTGATGAACTTATCAAGAAGTGGCAGCCAGTTCTTGAGCATCCAGACCTGGAAAAGATCACTGATGCTCATAAGCGTGCCACCGTAGCAACTCTGTTGGAAAACCAGGAACGTGATGCTCGTGCAAACGGCGTTGGTTCTGGCGGTTACAATGCTCCAACTCTGCTCGGCGAAGCTGCACCTACTAATTCTATGGGTGCTTCTTCTTCTACAGCATCTGCTGGTAGCGTAGATACTTTCGATCCAGTTCTTATTTCACTGGTTCGTCGTTCTATGCCAAACCTGATCGCATACGATATCTGTGGCGTACAGCCAATGACTGGTCCTACTGGTCTGATCTTCGCAATGCGTTCCCGTTACAGCTCACAGACTGGAACTGAAGCACTGTTCAACGAAGCAAACACTTCTTTCTCTGGTAACACCTTCGCTGCTAACGCAACTTCTAGTGGCGCACAGACTGGTACTGACCCAGCTGATCGTTCTGCTTCCTCTACTGGTGGTGGTTATACCGTTCACTCTGGTATGACAACTGCTGAAGCTGAGCGTCTGGGTCACACTGGTGGCAACCAATTCGCAGAAATGGCTTTCTCAATTGAGAAGGTTGCTGTAACTGCAGTTAGCCGTGCGCTGAAAGCTGAATACACTATGGAATTGGCTCAGGATCTGAAGGCAATCCATGGTCTTGACGCTGAGCAGGAATTGAGCAACATTCTGTCTGCTGAAATTCTTGCTGAAATCAACCGTGAAGTTGTTCGTACTATCAACTACTCAGCGGTTAAAGGTGCTACTAAGAATGTTACCACTCCAGGTACTTTCGACCTTGACACCGACTCTAACGGTCGTTGGTCTGTTGAAAAGTTCAAGGGTCTGATGTTCCAAATCGAACGTGATGCTAACGAACTCGCCAAGTCAACTCGTCGTGGTAAGGGTAACATCATGTTGTGTTCTTCTGACGTGGCTTCTGCTCTGCAGATGGCTGGCGTTCTGGATTACACTCCAGCGTTGAACAACAACCTGAATGTTGACGATACTGGTAACACCTTCGCTGGTGTACTGAATGGTCGTATCAAGGTTTACATTGATCCTTACTTCGCTGATACCACTAACCAATACTACACTCTGGGTTACAAGGGCACTTCTGCGTTTGACGCTGGCTTGTTCTACTGCCCATATGTACCTCTCCAGATGGTACGTGCAGTTGGTGAAAACACCTTCCAGCCTAAGATCGGCTTCAAGACTCGTTATGGTATGGTTGCTAACCCATTTGCTTGGGATCCAGCTTCTGATACTACAACTGGTCTGAAGGCTGCTGCTCGTCTGGGTACTGGTGTTGGTAACAACTACTACAGACTGGTTAAGGTTTCTAACCTGATGTAATAAAACTAGACTTGGGTTCACCAAGCGTTTTAAAGGGGAGCTTCGGCTCCCCTTTTTTTATGCATATAAATAGTGTATCTGAAATGGAATAATCTATATGGCACTACAAGCATCACAACCTGATAACAAAAACTTTCTAAGTCCTATTGGATTTAGATTTAGCATTCAGAAGTTGCCTCATGTCAACTATTTCTGTACGACTGCATCTGTTCCTGATATTACTATGGGGCAAATTGATACGCTGGACACGCCATTTGTTAAGCTGCCAATGCCAGGCGATAAGCTGCAGTTTGCACCACTAGCTCTTTCTTTCCGTATTGATGAAGATCTAAAGAACTATCGTGAAATTTATGATTGGTTGATCAGCTTGGGTTATCCTGATAATTTTGCTCAGCATGCAAGATTTCAAAGACCAAACCCTAATAATGCTGGATCAGATACAGTGTTTAGCGATGCATCATTGATCATTATGACTAATCAGTACAAGCCAAACATTGAAGTCAAGTTTATTGATCTGTATCCTATATCATTATCTTCTGTTGACTTTACTATTGAGCAATCAAATGTTGAATACCTCAACGCTCAGGTTCAATTTGTTTATCGTAAGTATGAGTTGATAACTATCTCCTGATAGGTTATACTAGAACTGTTATAGTTCTAACTGTGAGTATATTATGAAGATTGAAGACATTGTGTCCGAGTGGGACAAAGATTCCAAAATTGATGAAACCGAGCTTGGTACTGAAGCAGCCAAGATTCCAAAGCTGCACAACAAGTATTTAAAGTTCTTTATGGGCGAGCGTATTGTTCTGTTTAAAATGAAGGCAAAGAACAAAAAGATTCGTAAGGATTTGCTTGAGTATTATCTCGGTGAATTGGATCGTGACGAACTTGCTACACTTGGTCGTGAACAGTTCTATAAAAAACTTCTGAAGAATGAAGTTGAAACTTACATCGAATCAGACGACCTATATATTGAAAGCAATTTAGAAGTTGCTATGCAACAAGAGAAGGTTGACTATCTTGAAGCAATTATTAAAAGTTTGAACAATCGCAACTTTCAAATTAAGTCAGCAATTGACTGGTACAAATTTACAAGTGGCTCTATATAATGGATAAGATTGAAGTCTATAAGAAGAACGAAGTGTTTCTGAAGGTAGACTGCGATCGTGGTACAGCACAAGAACTGTCAGATTACTTTACCTTTGAAGTGCCTGGCGCTAAGTTTATGCCTGCCGTTCGCAATAAATTCTGGGACGGCAAAATCCGTTTGTTCAATGTCAACACACGACAAATCTATGTTGGATTGATTCAGCATCTACAGCGTTTTGCTGAAGAGCGTGGGTATGAGTTTATAGTACATGATGGGATACTTGATACAGTAGATATCCCAACTAACGAACTAGAAGAATTCCTAAAAGAACCGAACTACACACCTCGTGAGTATCAAACAAGAGCAGTTGCTCATGCTATTCGTAATCACCGTGCTTTAATTCTCTCGCCTACGGCGAGTGGGAAATCTTTTATTATTTACAGTTTGCTCAAGTATTACTTAGCAACTGATGTCAAAAGAGCTTTAGTGATTGTTCCTACAACTTCACTAGTGTCTCAAATGAATACAGATTTTCTCTCATATTCAGAAGGACAATTTGATTATACTCATTGCATCATGGCTGGTCAAGCGAAATCTTCTGATTCAGCGAAAGTTTTTATCAGTACATGGCAGTCGATCTATAAGCAACACCGATCGTACTTTGATCAGTTCGATTTAGTTATCGGTGACGAAGCACATCTGTTTAAAGCAAACTCTCTTACAAGCATTATGGAGAAGTTGCCCAACTGTAAGTATCGCTTTGGATTTACTGGTACACTTGATGGTACGCAAACAAACAAGTTGGTACTTGAAGGTTTGTTTGGTCCAGTGATGCGTGTGGTACAAACCAAAGAACTGATTGACGAAGGACATCTTGCTGAGTTTCGTATCAAGTGTCTTGTACTCAAGTATCCTCCTGAAGTATGTAAGCAAATGCACAATGCAAAGTATCAGGATGAAATGGACTTCCTTGTAAGCAACACTGCTCGTAACAACTTTATCAAAAACTTGACTTTAACAAGGAATGGGAATACACTATTATTATTCCAGATGGTTGAGAAACATGGTAAAGTACTGTATGATCTCATTAAAGCAGAAGCTGGAGATCGACATGTATTTTTTGTTCACGGAGGTGTAGATGCTGATCAACGAGAAGAAGTTCGAAGAATTACTGAAGGAGAGCGGAGTGCAATTATCATCGCCTCATACGGGACGTTCTCTACTGGGGTCAACATACGCAATCTTCATAATGTTATATTTGGTTCTCCTTCTAAGTCTCGCATACGCAACCTACAGTCTATTGGTCGAGGACTCCGTAAAGGAGATGCTAAAGAGCGAGCAACCTTGTATGACATTGCCGATGACCTCTGCCATAAATCAAGCTGTAACCACACCCTCAAACATTTCGCTGTGCGAATAAAGATGTACAACGAAGAGGAGTTTGAGTACAAGCTGTACAATATCAAGTTAAACTATGCCAGTTCAAATTCTTAAGCTGACCAGCGGCGAGACAATCATGTGTGATGTACTTGATGCATCTGATCGTATCGTCACCATTATTAATCCACTGATGATTGAAACAGAACAGGTTAATGGTACTCGCATGAACATGGTAGCATACCAGTGGTTGCCTATGATGGAAGAAGAGAATATAATGTACATTCATCAACAACATATTGTAGGCATGGCTCACGCTAACGCTAACATGCAAGAGTATTATGTTGAAGCAATTGAACGCATTCTATTTCCTGAGCGTGCACGTGAAAGGGAACTTGAAAGAGCAGAAGAGTGGAAAAAACTTGCTGACAGTTTAAAACTGATGGCAAACAACACAAGCAAAATATATCACTGAGGTTAGATATGTCGGAAGAAAAAAAGAAAAACCCGCATTATGTAAATAACAAAGACTTTCTAGCAGCAATGGTAGAGTTTAAAGAACAAGTACAGCAAGCAGAACAACATAATATGGAACGCCCAAAAGTTCCGATGTATGTTGCTGACTGCATTATGAAGATCGCAACTCACCTATCATACAAACCCAACTTCGTCAATTATAGTTTCCGTGACGAAATGATTTGTGATGGCATTGAGAACTGCTTACAGTATATCGACAACTTTAATCCAGAGAAGTCTAACAATCCTTTCGCATACTTTACTCAGATTGTGTACTATGCGTTTCTGCGTAGGATTCAGAAAGAAAAAAAATATCTGTACACCAAATACAAAGCATCTGAAAATGCCAATGTGTTTGATGAAACCTCAGATGTGCAAGAGCATGACAGTGGGGTTGACTTTAATGATGACATCAAGTATAATGAGTGGACTCAGGAATACATGTCTGAGTTTATCGAAAATTTTGAAGAGTGTAAGCGTCGTAAGAAAAAGAAAAAGATTGTTCACGAAGAGTAAATTATGAAGATTGCTTTGATTACTGACACGCATTTCG